CATACAAGTGAGCCATTAGACGCTTGGGATCGTCCTTGATACTCATAATGTAATCCATATAGCGTTTAACTGTTGGCAGAATTTCTGGCTCTAAATCAGTATCGCCGTGCAATTCGAGATAGTCTTCTAAAATTGCAGGTGCTCTACGGATATCTGGTAGGCCAGTTAATAATCCTTGTGCCATTGCACATGCCTCTAATATTTCATACTGAGGATGTTGATTTTTTAAGTAGATAGCATATAATTTTGGATCAATGCTACCTGAGAATAGTATTTTTACAAACGGCTGAGTTTCAGCATTTTTATGTGCTTCATGTGTTAGTTCTTTTAAGCTCATTCTTCTTCCATTTTAATTTGGAGTGGGAATCCATTTCCGCGAGCTAGGTTAGTTGCTTCAACTGATTTAACTTCGGCAATTTCAAAACTATAAACTCCAGCAATTCCACTTCCTTCAGTATGTATTTGAATTGTAATTGCCTTGGCTGTTTCTTGGCTGTGCTTGAAAATCTCTGTTAGTATACCAACTACAAAATCTATTGGAGTCTGTTCATCGTTTAGTAGTATAACTTTCCAACGATGTGGTTCTTCAATTTTTTGTTTAATTTTCTCGTCGAGTTTTACGTCTGTTGCGCTCATGTCATTCTCCGTATAGTTTAAAGGGGAAGTTGCCTTCCCCTTATTATATTACTTAATCTCTACAATGTCAACAACTCTTGGCTTCTTTTCTTCAGGAAGCTCAAGTTCAATGTTGATAGTTAAAATGCCGTCTTGAATCTCGGCGCCCTTAACAATCATATGTTCAGTAAGCCCAATTCTTCTTTCAAAGTCTCGACTACTTAGGCCTCTGTGTATGTACTGCCTTGTTGGATCGTTAGTTGTCAAGCTCTCACCGCGGATAGTCAGTTGATCATTCTCAACTTCTACAGCGATTTCGCTTTTCTTGAAACCAGCTACTGCCATTTCAATAGCATAGTGGTATTCGTCGTACTTAACGATATTATGTGGGGGGTAGTTAGATGTCTGACTAGCGAATCTAGATTCGTAAGTGTCAAACATGCGATCAAATCCCACAAGTGCTCTACTCAGTTGAGCTAAAGCGGCGGTATCAATAGTTCTTAATGTTGCGTTCATAATGTTCTCCTTAATTTAAGCAAGATTATAGTAGGGCCTCACCCGAGCGCCCTACAAGTATTTATTATGTCTGTCTGTGTTAGTTAACTTCAGTAAACTCTGCGTCTACTGGAGTTTCATTCTTCTTAGCTTCTTCTTTTTTAGCCTTGGCTTCTGCCACTGACTGGCTTGCAACATATAAATCACTTTGTTTTTGTGTTATAGATTCAACATCATCAGTTAATAGCGCAGCATCTAGAGAAGTAATAGCTTCTTCAATCTTATCCTTAACATCTTGTGACAACTCTGCGTCTACTTCTTCCATGTCCTTACGTAAGTTATGGATCAGTGCTTCTGAAGTATTACGTGCTTCAATTAAGCTACGAGCCTTTTTATCACTTTCTGCATTAGCTTCGGCATCTTGTACCATGCGTTCAATTTCTTCTTTAGTTAAACCGGAGTCTGACTTAATAGTAATCTTGTTTTCCTTGCCTGTGTTTTTATCTTTGGCACTAACATGCATGATGCCGTTTGCATCAATATCAAGAGTGACTTCAATTTGTGGAGTACCACGACGTGCCGGTGGAATGCCTTCTAAGTTGAATTCTCCTAGTAATTTGTTATGCTGTACTAGGTCACGTTCTCCCTGGAATGCTTTAATAGTCACAGCTGGTTGATTATCGTCTGCTGTACTAAATGTTTGGCTAGCCTTAGTTGGGATAGTTGTATTCTTCTGAATCAACTTGGCCATAATGCCACCCATTGTTTCAATACCTAAGCTCAACGGAGTCACATCTAATAAAAGAACGTCATTACGCTCGCCTGCTAGTACTGCTCCTTGTACAGCTGCGCCTGCGGCAACTGCTTCGTCTGGATTAACATCTTTACGTGGAGCTTTACCAAACATTTTTTCAACGACCTCTTGTACCTTAGGCATGCGTGTCATGCCGCCAACAAGGATAACTTCATCAATATCGTCCGTAGTGACTTTGGCATCTTGCATGGCAATGCGACATGGCTCAAGGCTACGACGGATTAATTCGTCAACTAACTGCTCTAACTTAGCACGAGTAAGTTTAACATTCATATGCTTAGGACCACTTGCATCTGCTGTGATATAGGGCAAGTTGACGTCTGTTTGAGCACTACTTGACAATTCAATTTTGGCTTTTTCGGCAGCTTCTTTCAAACGCTGTAATGCCAATGTATCTTTGCTTAGGTCAACTGCATTGTCTTTCTTAAATTCATCAATTAAGAAATCCATAATGCGTTGGTCAAAATCTTCACCGCCTAAGAATGTATCGCCATTTGTTGATAGTACTTCAATTTGCTTGTCGCCATCAACGTTGGCAATTTCAATAATCGATACGTCAAATGTGCCACCACCGAGATCGTAAACAGCAACTTTAGTATCTTTTTTGTCTGCTTTGTCAACACCATAGGCGAGTGCGGCCGCAGTTGGCTCGTTGATAATGCGTAGTACTTCTAAACCTGCAATTTGGCCTGCATCCTTAGTGGCTTGGCGCTGGCTGTCATTGAAGTAGGCAGGAACTGTTATAACAGCCTGTGTGACTTCTGTGCCTAAGTAATCTTCAGCAGTCTTTTTCATTTTACGAAGGACTTCTGCTGAAATTTGTGGCGGTGCTAATTCTTGATCTGCGGCTTTGATCCATGCATCTCCATTCTTAGCTTCCATAATAGTGTATGGCATTAGATCGATGTCTTTTTGTACAGCCGATTCGTTAAACTTACGTCCAATTAAACGCTTACTTGCATAGATTGTATTTTTGGGATTTGTGACTGCTTGACGCTTTGCACTTGCGCCTACTAGAATCTCATCATTAGCGTATGCAACAATACTAGGTGTAGTACGTGCGCCTTCTGAGTTTTCAATAACTTTTGCGACGCCATTTTCAATAATAGCTACGCATGAATTTGTTGTACCTAAATCGATACCGATGACTTTGCTCATAATTTTCTCCTTAATTAAGCAAGATTTTTTGGACACCATGTCCGGTATACTAAACCCTTACGGCGTGTTAGTATACATTTATTTATCTCACATTTCCTGAACTATTTCAATTGTGGACCACTGTTTTAGCTTGTCAATTTTAGCTTCTCTAGCAGCCTCAATATTGTTAAAGCTAACTTCGTCCATTTTTTGTAGAATATCGATCATGGCTAGTAAATCACCAATTTCTTCTTCTAGGTGTTGACGGTTAGTCTTAGGCTTTCCTGGCTTGTAGTTGTCCAGACCAAATCTGTAGCATTTGCTAACAGCTTGAATAACTTCTGCGGCTTCCTCTTGTAGGATAGCCATAACTTCGTATGTTTGTTCGTCCATATTATCTTTCTCTTGCAAATGGTTGAATGTATTGTCCGGCACTAGTAGTGCTTGCTTTTAGTGTATTAAAAACATTCTGTACACCTACTACTTGATTCCATGCATCTTCTAATGCGTGATGTTTTAGTACAGGCGGGCGGTGTGGATTAATGCCAATGTCAAATAGTGTACGTGTGCAACGAGCTTCCCAGAAACTCCACGGTACTGCTTTACCAATCTTACGAAAAACGTGTTCACAAATTACAATATCAAAACTTGCGCCATGTGACCATACACGTTTTGCGCCCCAACAAAATTTATATAGTTGATTAAACGCATCAACAATGTCAACTCTGTTGTCTTCACTGAATGCTTCGTCTTGTGCTTCTTTGCTTTGATTAGCCCACCAAGCAATAGTAGCGTCATTAGTCACTAATCCAATGCGATCACAGCTATCTAAATCTACACGAACATAAAACTTTTCACACTTTGGATTGTTAATGTCGTCACCGAAAGGATCAAATTTTACTGCTCCGATCGTAAGAATGGCAGCATCCGGAGATGTTGCCAAAGTTTCTAAATCGATCATAATATCTGTATTTGCCATATAAGTATCTTTCTTTAAAGAACTTATTATAACATACTACAGATATAATGTCAATACATTTTTTTAGGTAGTGCGTCTTTTTCTAACTGTTTTCGCCAACGAGCCTTAGCGGCTGATTTCTTACGTTTGCGTTCAGTAGTTGGTTTCTCATAAAACTCTTTTGACTGCAAAGTCTTGAGTGTGCCCAAATCTTCAATTTTATTTTTGAAGCGGCGTAGAGCACGATTAACATCTTCGCCTTCTTTTAGAACAATAACTGTTCCTTTAATATGATTATTCCTCATCAGGTTCCTCTTCTGGTTCATCATCTTCATCGTCTTTTAGATCATCTAAAATCCAATCTAAATTATATATCCTATTGCGACTGATCAGACTCCAAGGTGTGACTTCGTCAGTGGTCAAATAGTGCGTATTTGGTTGTGCTAGCAAAAAGCTAACAAATTGTTTTGTTATTGCATCGCAGTTATCAATATCAATAATGATGTTATCAGCTTGTTGGCTAACACTTAACATCCATTCAATATCTGCTTCGTCAGTATCGTAGATGTACACATTTAAGTCATCTACACTTTGACTTAATAGTTGTTGAAACTGCATCTTGACTTTAGTACTAGGTTTAATTAGTAAAAATCCAGGGTTAAGATTAAACAATTTATCTGGCGGGGTGATTAAATTAATTTTTCCAAGGCTCATGTCATTACTCATTAATATACTGTAATTAGATTATTGTTGTCTAATTCTATTCCAAAGCGAATTAGTATTTTGTTCACTATTTTGAACATATTCTACTCTTTGGTTTTTGTTATCTGTTGATCTTGGTCTTTGATCATGTAGGTGCTCTTTTTTTTTGATTCATCTAAAACTGCTACTGATTGTTGATCTGATTTATCAGCGTCTATCCAAACTGCACCATTAAAAATAAAGTTGCGATTAGCATCGTCAACAAACATAACACAACGATCACCTTGCTCTGGATTATCAGGCCATTCAGTTTTCTTTAGTTCCTCTTGTAATTCCGGAATCAATTTGAATGTTGGGGTTTTTAAGCCTTCGTCAAGGATTTCTTCTGCGGACTTTTCCTTGGCTACTTCTTCCTCAGCAGCTTCAATCATTTTGTTCCATTGGTCTAATGGATCGGCTTCGGTAGGTTTAGGTTCTTCTACAGGTAATGATTGATTAAAGTCTAATTCCATTTGATCATCATTAAACCGTCCATCTGCTACGTCACATTCTTTGTTTGGACAGAACAAACCAATGCCAGGTGCATTAATTAGTGTAGTACCGCATTTATGACAAGGAATAACATCATCAAATAAACTATCTTTAGCTATAGTCGGGCCAGTTGGCAATTCGTCTTTAACAGATTCTTTTATTTGTTCAATTTGAACTTCAGTTAAAGGACCATCATCAGGTTCATATGATGGTTCATCTTTTGCAGTAGCAAGTGCGTCTTCTTCATCTTTGCGGAACCACTGGAAACTGTATTGGCTAGCTAGTAATAAGATAACAGCCAATGGATCAAATACTGATACAATAATAATGATTACCCATGTCACTGCTCTTTCCAATACATTAGCATCTGGATTATCGCCGTAGATAAATGCCGCAATATATTTTATTGGCCCAACTTCCGCCTCAACTTTCCTAACCTCAGCGGCAATTGGTGCTCGCTCTTCACTAAGGGCTGTGATTTTCTTTTGAGAATCTGTAATGTCCTGAGCGAGGCGACCACGTTCTTTCTGCTGGGCTCTTCGAATGGCAACGGCTTTTTCTGCGCCCTTTTCGTCCTGACTGCGACCCATAACTTGGTCCACTGATTCATCAAGCTGTTTGAGTGCTTTGCGATTAGCATCTATGTTCTCTCTTTCTGTTTTAAGTTTTTCATCATAGACAGCAATCTTACTTTGTACATCACCCGAGACTAAAGTTTGGTCACTGTGTGCTTTACTTAGGAATCCAAAGATACCCATTGATGTTATAACCATTAGGACTGCAATGGCTGCTAACAAGTATGATCTAATAAAGATAGGCGCTCGCGTCCAATTCAGCTTGAGCCATACAGTAGCAATAAGTTTACTAACTTCCAATGCTACGCCCATAACAATAATAGGTGTCACTGCGGCTGCAAAGATACTGACTAGTCCTGCTACTGAGTACCAAATGGCAACAGCGGATATGGTTAATCCGCTGAGTAATGCAAGATATGCAATAAATTTATCTGCTAATGTGATCTTCATAGACTATTATTTATCGACAAAATATGCTCCAATTAAGGTTGTCCCATCCAAATGACTTGACATCCATATTGAGATTCAAGCAACATTTGTCCGTCGCTAGGCGTATTGCAATCACATACAACGTCAAATGTGCGATCTTTTAAATAAACACGATATTTGTAGCGATTCATTTTGCCAACTCCTGTGACTGGGTTTTAACTACATCGACGCTTTTGTCAAGCATACGAGCAATGCCGCTGAATCCAACCGTTGCAAGGATTAGTCCAAAAAATGTACCAATAATGAAGTTTTTCATATTTGTCTTTCTGAGTTAATGTAAAAAAGCCTCTGTAGTATGTATTATACTGTCAGAGGCCCGTGTAGTCAACCGTCTTTGGTTATTTAAAAATAATCAATGCCATTAACATAGCTTGGATAAAAAATCCAAAACCAATTGTAATGATGTTTAACAAATCTTTAACAATGACACTTCGTATAAAGAATGTAAACAAGCCCAACCACATTAGTGCAACCATATCAACTGGCGGTAGTTTTTCGGTCAGCCCTGTTAGTACTGCAACCAATGTTGGAATAGTGGCCAAATGTACTAGAATAACTCCAATCCATCCTAAGGTCTCCGCACTAAGTTGTCCAATATTCTCAGTAAGACTGTCTCTTATTTTTTTAAGATTAACTAAATCTCTCATATTAACTTGCATAAATTTCCTTTATTTGTAAAATACGTGACCAGCAATAATAGCTACCCGTTCTCGATTCCATTTTGGATTGATATGCGTAGCATGAAAATACAATGCATTTTTCAAACTAGGTAATCGGAATCCTTCTAATAGGACCTGTCGTGCAACCATTTCACTTTCTTTAAACATAGCTGTATTTTTTGGTTTAGTCATTGTGGCATTTTCGCAATACCAACTGAACTGACACAATACCTTTTCGTACACTATATTCTTTTGATAAACTACCTTGCAGATATCTGACGGAAATTGTCCGCTTTCTGCTCGATTGATGGTGACCTGTGCTACTGCAACTTTACCTTCAAATGGTTGATTACCTGCCTCGTAATAAATGTTGCGAGATAAACATTCTAGCTGTTTATTACGCACTTCAGCAGTTATGGCAGTATTCGACATAACTAACTGCGTATTTGGATCAAGTTTATACTTGACCGCTTTGTATCCTATAAATCCAACTAGTGCTAGACCTAACAATACAAGTAAGATTTTAATGACTTTGATCATTGCTTCTCCTTTTTATGTTAATAAAGTACTTATCTACGCATTCTACTAATGTCAACAGCTTGTTCATCTGAAAAAACTGGTACTGCATTACTTTTATGCATGGTTGCAATACCTTTGACTTTAGTTCCTGTGTATATCTTTGCTGGCGCCAAGGTGGCGACACCATTATCCTGACCCAAACTTTTAATATGGGCAGTGCTTCTATTTTCGGGTATCTTAAGTGAGTAATTACCTGTCAGTGGCTCAGCTGACAATGCTCGCTTACGTTTCTTTTCGTCTGTTTCAATACCCCATCGCTTTTGGATTTCTTTCCAATCTTGATCCAATTGCTCTGCTTTACGTTTGGCTTCAGCCGAAGCAAATTTAACTTTGCCTTTTCGTTTGCCAGTGGTACTAAGCCACGGGCCTTCTAGGTGCATACTCAATTTTGACTCCAAAATAAACAAACAAGTACACAGTGTACGCTATATTTTGAGTTATGTCAATTAAAATGAGCTTGCAACCATTTCTAGTAGTTCTTCGTGTTCATACGATTCATAGTCCTCGTTGAACTCATATATAGCATCGTCAATGCCTTCCCAACCCTTAACGCCTAACATTTCAAATAACTCTTTTTTGGTTATAGGTTCATTACGCAAATGGCTAACCCATACTGATGTCATGATAATGCAGGCAAACACCGTTCTATCACTGTACACATCATTAGCTTCACACCACTGAATCGTACGTTCCATGTAGTATCGAATGTCTTCAATTCTATGCTCTAACTGAGCAATCCAATCTCGAGTTGCTTTTCTATCCCACACTTTTTTCATACCCTAAAACTTTCTCCACATCCGCATTTGTCACGTTCGTTTGGATTTGAAAATTCAAATCCTTCGTTGAGTCCATTACGGACCCAATTAACAACTAGACCATTCAAATACGGAAGTGCTTTTTCATCAACTAACACTACAAAATCTGGCTGAGCAAAATTGACTAATCCTATTTCAGGTTCGTACTTATCAACATATTCTAGTGTATAAGCAAGTCCACTACATCCCGTAGTCTTTACACCTAAACGTATGCCAACACCTCGCCCACGTTTAGACATGAGCTGTTTGATTTTCTTACTGGCTGTGTCGGATACGGTAATCATTTACGGCTGCTTTGATGGCATCCTCAGCCAATATGCTACAATGTATCTTAACTGGCGGTAGAGCAAGTTCTTCTGCAATTTCACTATTTTTAATAGATGATGCTTGATCAAGACTCATACCCTTTACCAACTCAGTAATAAGCGAACTACTAGCAATAGCACTACCGCACCCGTATGTTTTAAAACGTGCATCAGTAATAATACCATCTTCTACCTTGATCTGTAGTTTCATCACATCACCACACGCAGGGGCGCCAACCATGCCAGTCCCTACAGTAGGATCATCTTTTTCAAACGATCCTACGTTGCGGGGATTTTCGTAGTGATCGATGACTTTTTCTGAGTATGCCATTATTGTGTACAGGTCCTTTCACGATAGATTTGTCCATCGGGTTGTTGAATCTCTTTCCATTCAGTGCATACGGGTTGACGTTGTACATATACCGATTGTGGTTGTACATAAACAGGTTGTTGTTGGACGATCACGGGCTGTGATTCTCTAGCGATGACAGCACCTGCAATACCGCCAATGATCAACGGAGCCATCCAATTGCCACCGCCGTAGTACCCGCCGTGATGATGCCACTGTGCGTTGGCTGTACCTACAACTGCAAATAACGACAATGCTATTAATATCTTTTTCATAGTAGTCTCCTTAGGCTATACATATATAACGCCTTAGACTAATATTTAGTTTACTTTCCAGTAGATTCTTTACGTGCGTTCTTAACCGCAGTAACATCGTTACGAGTTTCTTTGCATAACTTGGCTAGATCTTGACAATGTTTACGAACACGGGTGCCGGCAGCGCCAACTTCCTTGTCATAAAACTTTTCGAAGTCTGCTTCCATAGCTTCTACGATTTTTGTGAACTCTTGATATTTGTTTGCTGACATAATAGTCTCCTTTTGTTATATTAGTTATTACCAGTGATGTAATGTGTTCGCAATAATGAAACAACACGTTATCACATGTATGATGACCCAGAAGGTCTTTAAGAACAACGCTATACGTGCTTCTCTTAAAGTAAGTATAGGTATGTTTGGACGATCTTCGTCTGTTTGACCCATTAAATGGCCGGTGGCTCTCGCCCAAACTCTCTCTAAACTGTTCATAGTGAACCTAATTCTTTCTCCAGCCATGCTTTACAGTCTGTCCAGTTACGATACATATGGGCACGCCCGCCTGCTTTTATCCATTCTTCGTTATTACTACGGCGATCATCAATAAGAATGTCTTCGGAGCTTTCACACCGCATCCATTTGTTATCACTGTATGGGCCAAAGAACACAGGTATATGTGGGAAGTGTAATCTTGCCCACCACACTTTATCAACAAATGCCCACGGCATATCGTTGTTGTGGGGTACTGCGGTTAAGAAGAACAGTTCTACGTCTGGGTGTTTATCAGTATATTCTGTAACCCAATTGACTAGATCTACTGCGCCTTCCTTTAATGGAAGTTTGCTGTACATACGCTGATCATCTTTGAGTCTGTTCCACACTGGCAAGGGCAGCATCTCACCTTCTTGCCATGCAGGTTCTTTAAGGTAGGCTCGGGCGTAACCCATCCAATCGGCGACGACATCATCCATATCTAAATAAATTTTCATTGATTAAGTTTGTTAGTTAGCGAATACAGTTGACGAACCAGAAGTTATAGAACCGGCATCAGCCGAATCTCCAACTCGAGCAATGGGTTTATTGTTGACAAACACATTTCCTGATCCTGCGTTGACAGCAGCGGCATGAGAAACTGAACAGTTTCTACCAGTTAATCGGTGAACTACTGTAGGATCACCTTGGCGCTCTACACCTAAGCCATTGGCAAACACATTACCCGAAGGACCTGTGAGAGTAGTCGATCCGTCACATCCGTGTCCGGTTGAAATTGAGTCTCCAATTCTTGCTATTGCTGGCATGAAAATATTTATGCTAATGCAATTCCGGTAGTTGATTCTAAAAATTGCTTTGCGAATTGTGCATCAGTTGCTTCGGCTACTGTAACCGTAGACTTCTGTAATTTAACATCAGTGCTAGGATTAACTGTAAACAAGTATGGCATTAAACCTGGACCGTTTTGTCCCATTCCAATTACCATAGGTCTTGATAGTTTGTAATAAACTGGACCATCTTCTACTAGCTTGGCAACAATTTCTTCACCGCTCGTAAGTTTAAGTGTAACTACTTCGCCTTCAGTAATGCCTTTATTGATTAACATTTTTAATTTCCTTATTAGTATCCGCTACCGTTGAATCCGGTTTCGTCGATGTATTTTCTTAATTCTGTGAACCCGCCAATTAATGATCCGCCAATTATAATTTGCGGAACTGTTCGAGCATTTGGTACTGCTTCTAACAATTCTTCTCGAGTGTAGCCATCTCCGATTTTACGCTCTTCAAATTTAACACCTTGTTGTGTTAATAATGTTTTAGCTTGATCGCAATAGGGGCAATGGTACTTTGACCATACAATAACTGGTATTGACATAATTTCTCCAATGATTTATTATAGCACAGGTAAGGCATCATAGTCAATACCTTCACCCATGACTCCGATGACATAATTAGTCGATTCGTTTTCTTGTAGTGCTGTTTGTTTCTTGCTGGTATCAGTGTGCTTGTTAAACCAAGGAATTGGGGTTGATTTTGGAGCCGACACTTGATATTTAACGCCAATTTGTTTGAGTGCATCTACTGCTGTGTAGTCAACAAAGTCACGTAGGATGTTTGCGTTGAGTCCAATAACTGGGCCCATCTTAAACAGGTAGTTGGCCCAATCTTTTTCCTCACGGATAACATCTGCATACATGGCATAGACTTCAGCTTCGCATTCTTGTTTGGCTCTAGCAAATCGAGGATCTTCTTTAACAACTTGATTAATCAAATAAGCAGTCCAGCCTTTGTGTAGCAGTTCGTCTTGTAGAATCAAACTGATAATGTTGCCGTTGCCAATAAAGATCTTGTTCTCAACCATTGCCAAGCTGGTGGCAAATGATACCATAAAGCGGAACGCTTCTAATGCATAGCTGGCATTCAATGCCATCCAAATTGCTTTGATGTGCTCATGCTCGTCGATTATTTCGCCAACTTCTTTTCGGCAGTTTACCAAATGTAATGCATCATAGTATTTGCCCACACTGCTTGCCATGTCTACAATTTCTTTAGTGTCATGGATAGTGTTAAACACATCTTTGGGCACATTGTAGATGTTGCGGATTATATGACTGTAGCTTTTACTATGGATGTTGGTTTCAAAGAATCCCCAGTTGTACATGAGGGCTTCAACTTCGGGCAGACTACAAACAGGAGTGAATACCTGTGTTGGTCCACGACCTTGCAAACTATCAAGTGCTGTTTGACGTAGTAGGTTGCTAGTGAATATATGTTTAACTGCATCGCTTGCATCCTTAAAATCGTTTGAATCTTTGGTAAGACTAACTTCTTCAGGTTGCCAGAAGAAGCCACGGGCTGTGGCATCGAAGTCTGCAATCTTCTTGTATTTAACTTCTTCGAAGCGTTGGATAGTCACTGGACCTGCTGGGTCCAGAAACATCTTACGATTCAAATAGTCCGTTTTTGTTTTTAAATTATATTGTGCTGTTGACATATTATCTCTTAAAGTTTACACGACTCGCAATCGTCTTCATTATCAAAGTCGATTACTTCTAACAGAGTAGGTGCTTCTTCTGCTTTCATTTTACTGCCTGCTTTGTTAATCAAGCTGTAGTAGAATGTTTTCAATCCCCACATATGTGCCTGCATCAAATTCTTAGCAATCAGTGTAGTTGGTACTTTACGATCTGCAAAGTGTGCTGGATTGTAGAATGTGTTAGTGCTGATTGATTGATCAGTGTAAGCAGCAATAACGGCTGCTGTCTTAATGTAGCCATCGCAGTCTTTTTGTTCCCACATGAGTTGATATTTGTTCTTCAACTTGTGATACTCAGGTACAACTTGCACAAACGATCCTGCTTTAGATTCTTTGACACTAATTAAACTCATTGGCATCTCAATACCGTTAGTTGAGTTAATAACAACACTAGATGACTCAACTGGAGCAACTGCCATTTGTGTAGCATTACGAACTCCATGTTCTTTCATTTGTGCTCGTAGTGTTTCCCAGTCTAACTCTGGAGCAAAGTCTGCTAATTCATTAACACCCTTAGCACGTAGTTCCCAGGGGAATACACCTTGCCCGTATCGTGTATGGTCACTACCTTCGCAACGACCACGTTCTTTAGCTAGTTCAACACTGGCCTCAGTTAGGTAGTATGATTGATGTTCCATCCACGACTTGACTTCGCCTAAAGAATCTTTCTCACCGTACTTGAGACTGCGCTTGGCATGCCAGTAGGCCAAGTTTGTTATACCAATGCCCAATGGGCGAATTTCATCATTGCTTAGTTTACTTTGTATTGACAAGAAGTCTTGATAGTCAAGAATATTGTTCAAGCTACGATGCAGAATACGGCAGGCCCTGCGCATGTCTTCTGGATTACGGAATGCTCCCCAGTTGATGGAACCGAGAGTACATAACGCAATGCGTCCTTCAGGGTCATCCAATCGTTTAAAACTTTTAGTGGGGAGCAAAATTTCACAACATAAGTTGCTTTGATAGATAGTATGGTACTCTGGGTCAAACGGACCCTGATTCATAACATTGTCAATGAACACTAGATAGATACGTCCTGTATCAGTACGCTCTTTCAGTATGCCCGATTTGAATACTTCTTCAGCGGACATGGTTTTCTTACGTAAGCCTGCTTGTTTTTCGTACTTAACATACAGTTCTTCAAACAACGGAGTATTCTTATAAAATGCTTCGTACAAGTCTGGTACTTCGTTGGGATCAAAGAATGTTATTTGTTCTTTGTTTTTAAATCGTCTCCAGAAGAAAGCACTAAGCACAACCCCATAATCCATATGACGGACTCGGGTTTCTTCTGTTCCTTGGTTGTTCTTAAGCACAATAAGGTCATCAAACTGATGATGCCAAATAGGATAGAATACAGTAGCACTAGCATTACGAATGCCTCCTTGTGAGCAACTACGTAAGTCGCCAAACCATTTTTTCAGGAATGGTATCATACCTGTGTGCATAATCTCACCACCACGGATGGGACTGCCTAATGGACGCAGTCGTCCTATCTCTAAACCAATACCAGCACGTTTGCTAGCATACTTGGCCATCATTTCCCCGGACGCGAAAATACTGTCCAAATCATCATCCGAGCGAATAAGTACACAACTACTAAATTGCTTAGTAGGTGTACCAAGCCCTGCCAACACTGGCGTGGCCAATGTAAATAATCCATCACTTGCGGCATTGTAATATTCCTTTATATAACGCATACGTGCGCTGTTAGGTTCTTCCTTGTGAAAGACTGTAGCGGCTGCAATCATATATCTAATCTGCGGTGTTTCATAAGTCTGTTTGGTACTACGATTCTTAACAAGATATTTTTCAATTAACTGTTCAATTGCCGCATAACCATACTGTTCATCTTTTTCATGATCCAGCATGTCATTCATCTTGTTCCAGTCTTCTTCACCGTACCACTCAAGAAGCTCTGCTGTGTATAATCCAGTGGCCACATTAGTCTTTACGATATCGTAGAGGTGAGGAGGTTCGTAGGAGCCATACACATCCTTACGCAACATTGATAAACGTTGCTTGCCTGCTACATATTGATAGTTAACATGACCAACATCTGGATTTGATTCTACGTCAATTAAATCTACAATTGCTCTAAGCGTAATCTCATCTACTTCTCTAGTAGTGATTCCGTCATAAAAATGCGGTTGGGCTTTGATCTCAATCATTGATTGACTAACATCTGCAATCCCGCTACACACCTTTGCAATCTGTGTCTGCCATTTTTCAATCATTAATGGCTCTTTCTTTCCGTCTCTTTTGATTACAGTTATGTTCGTCATAGTTGGTCTTCTCAAAGTATATAGTGTGTTATTTAGTGGAGTGGCTTCATTGCATACATCTTTTGTACTTTTAATGATGTCGGCAAGTCTTTTATATCAATCCATTCTTCATCGGCATACCCATATACTTTATCTTCTATCTTTAAGAGATAATATACTGTTTTATTGATAGTGTCAGATGCTACATTTATCGTAGGCTGACTATTTTTAAAACGCTCAGTTAATTGTAGAGTATAACACATTCCTAAAATTAAATTGAATTCACAATACTCATTTTCACTAATCAATTCCCAGGCAGTAGGCCATCTTTCACTGTCATATGGATCTGTGTAAAATTTAACACGAGGTAAGCGTAGAAAAAATTTAGCAACATCTAAAAAAGGATCTGGAGATTCTTCAAGATGTTGCCTAAAGGTGTACCAGGCGGTGAGCCTAGATTTTTGAAGCCGGTCAGCTATAAGCATTAACTAAGTACGTTATATGAATAGGTTAAGGTAGCAACGTCAGATGTATTGTCGTTGGTGTAAGATATGACAATTGTGTAGTATGAGTCAATAGTTTCTAATTCAGCGGAAAAAACTAATTTCTCATCATCGCCTTCGGCTGTGGTTCCGGTGTAGTTATACTCGTCAACAAATTGCATACTGTTATGAAGACGATCTACTGCGATTGATAATGTACCTTGCCTCATTTGATTAAATGCAGTACTTTGATAGATATAATCTATAGTCAAACCTAGTCCACCGTCTGGAGGTACAGGAATTCGAAATGCTTCCGTAGCAGTAAATTCTTGCCCAATATTAATTGTTTTGGTCTCAGGACTAGTAAATGATACTGCACCCTCTACCTCAGCAAGGTATGCAGAGTTACCAATTGCTGCACCACTTGCTAGATCAATTGCCCTATCAAATATATCTTGAGTTGAACTGTTGCCTGCATTAACAAATTTAATTATTGGACTTTTCTGTTGTTCAGGAGTATACGAGTTACCAGACCCGTCGTTACCTACATTTATAAAGGTATTACTACGTGAGCGATTGCCATAACCTTTATTAATAATAATGCCATAACTATCAATGCCTTCAAATCTTGAATTTTTAATTATGTTCTTTCTTGGACCATATTGAAATCCAACTGCTCCAAATCCTGTGACGTCCGCGCCAAATGCTACACCAAAATATAAATTCTTAAATCCGCAGTCGTCAAATAGATTATTAAAAATATCTTGTTGAGCATATACCCCTTGAGTAAATCCATCAACAGTTACTCGTGTAAATTTATTGCGTTGGCAAGTTACTATTGCACTAGGTGCATACATTCCAATTCCAATACTAGTTAAAGAAGGAACAGTAGTCCATACTCCTTTAATTTCAATATTTTCAAATACACTATCTCTAACTGAATTCATTTCAAACACTTGAGTTGCGATACTATTAGTTTCAACACTGAATCCTTTCATTGAAATAAATCTAGGCTGACTGCCTTGTTGAATGCTAAGTCCGTCATCATCTTTAATAAAATTAAACACAGTTCCTGTGCCTGTAAAATTAAAAATAGTTTTGCCAACGCCAGCACCTTCGATAGTAACATAACTAGGAATATTGATAGTGCTAGTAATTTCGAACACACCGGGCTGGAATTGTAGTACTACTCTGCTCTCAGTATCAACAAACAAATTGGTAATTGCATTTTGTATGTTAACAGTTTGATCGGTTGTATCTGATACTATTCCATAGTCATTAGAAGTTACAATATCATCAAGGCGATCTTGTAGTGTACGAATTACAGGAAAATTAACATCAGCATTTGTCTGTATTGCTAGATCGTTAACTTTATATTGATATTGGTCTGCTAGGTCTAATATATTA